CAGGGCACCAACTGTTCAAGGTCAGCCAGGAAGCGATCTCGGCGAGTCTGCTTTTTCTTGCCGGTATATTCGAGTTCGGAGAAGGTTTTCTGCACGCGCGTAACGCTCACGGAGAGGGAGGCTGGTTGAAGGAACTTAGTGTGCCAAGGGTGGGGACAGTTGGCTATTTTTGCAGCGCCTCCTTAGCTTAATTGAAGCTGGAGATCAGAACAAACCACCGAGTTCGGCAGGTTCCCAATTCATGATAACCAGCTCACCGCTGACATCAGCCTTTCCCGTTCTCTGGTTTGCCGTGCTGTAGCGAATGTCCACCGCTTCAAAATGGAAGCCTTCAAACACCCGCCGTATATCAGGGTGATCGTTGATGCTCACCATCACCTTCCCTTTGCACCGCCGCATGAACTCCGCCATGCGCTCGTAGTTCTCAAACGGAAAATCCACACCATACCCAGCCGTCTGCCAGTAGGGCGGGTCCATGTAATGAAACGTGTGAGGCCGGTCGTAGCGCTCGGCGCACTCAAGCCACGGCAGGTTTTCCACGTACGTACCTGACAAACGCTGCCAGGCTGCGGAAAGGTTTTCCTCGATCCGCAGTAGGTTAATGGCCGGTCCAGTAGTTGCGGTCCCAAACGTCTGCCCGCTGACCTTGCCTGCGAAGGCGTGGTGCTGCAGGTAGAAGAACCGGGCGGCTCTCTGGATGTCGGTGAGGGTTTCGGGGCGGGTCATCTTTTGCCACTCAAACACCTGGCGCGAGCTGAGTGCCCATTTGAACTGGCGGACGAATTCTTCAAGGTGATTTTGGACGACGCGATACAGCGTCACCAGGTCTCCGTTGATATCGTTCAAGACCTCAACGGGAGCCGCCTGGGGACGCATGAAGTAGAGGGCCGCACCGCCAGCGAACACTTCGACGTAGCATTCGTGGGGTGGAAAAAGCGGGATGAGACGGTCGGCCAGGCGGCGTTTGCCGCCCATCCAAGGGATGATGGGTGTGGACATAGAAAGCAAGACCTTTACTGTATATATAAACAGGTGCTAGGCTCGCTCCGCTTTGTGCACGAAGCGAGAGCCTTGGCTGGACTTGCAGGGGTAATCTGCGGGATCAGTGACCAGCCGGGATGTTGACGCATCTCGACTGGTCGCTCTTTTTCAATTTGCTGCTGGGGCTCTTTCGGCTCAGGGCTGAACGGCCCATCGCTCGATCAGGGCAAAACCTTCAAGGCACGCTCGTAGAGCATTTGCCGATCTGCCTGACCATTGGTGCCGCCGTTGATGCGTCTGGTGATCGCCAGAAATTCTCCTTTATCAGCCAAGGTATTTAGGCCAGCCCGGTGCCAGAACCAACCTGCCGACATGGCTGCATGCTCTGGACGCTCCAGGAGTTCGGGATGTTTAAGAAGATCCAGCCCTAATGCCTCTGCGCACGCGGCGTAATTGTCACGCCCAGTGACCTGTATAAGTCCCCTGCCCCGGTACAACTGACCGTCGTCATCGTCCTCTGGCGTGTTACCAAGGCGTTCAGCCAGCCGCCCGGTGTCATACTTGTCGAGATATTGATCGCTGCCCAACTCGCGCACGTAGCGGAGCTGGCCGGACTCGTGCCCTACCTGCGCCAGAAACGCAGCGATGCGCAATCTGGTGACGATGGCGTACTTGCTCATCGCAACGTTTAAGACAGGAGCAAAAACGCCAGCTCGGGAGCTGGCGTTGGGGAGGATCTGCAGCAACTGCTGCGTGGTAATCGACATGCGTGGTTCTCCTGATGATTAGGTGTTGAGCTGGTGGGTTAAAGCTGTACAACCTTGACCGGTTTTTTCTCTTTCTTTTTCTTGCCTTTCGCCTTGGCCTTACCGGACTTCCCGCCATTACATTCAATAGCCGTGGTCCAGCCAGACTGGGTGAAGACCTGTTCAACCGAGTCAACCAGGTACTCGCCATCAAGGCCGACTTTGAAGTCCAAGGCATTGATCATTCGCTCGGCGAAGAGATCGGTGCGCCCCGCCATCTCCAGCCGAACACCTGCGGTACTGCGATTGAATGCTGCGAGGCGCGCCTTGGCTGCCTGCTCAGCAGCAGACTTATTGGGATGGATATGGCGGTCGGTATGAACGGGCGGGAGGCCGTTAGGGGATTGATCGTTACTCAGCTCAACTACCTGCAGCTTTCCAGTTTTCTTATCCAGATGCTTGGCTTGGACGGCTTTCTGTGTGGTCTTGTCGCTGAGACGAAACTGCCAGCGTGCCACGTCATGACGTCGGATCGTTACGACCCCCAGGGCCTTACCGCTCGCACTCAACCCGTCTTGCCGAGGCAGCACCAGCAACTTGCCGTCGGCAACTTTCGCGGTGCAGTCATACTTCTTGGCCACCCGGGTGATGAAGTTGTAATCCGACTCGTCGAGTTGATCGACGCGAGGCACTTTTGTCGTGACGGTACACACCGGCTTCCAGCCATTACGTGCAGCAACATCGCTGACGATCTGCTGCAGCGGGACGTTCTCCCAACTGCCGGAGCGGGTGGTCCGGCCACTGCCGCGCATATCGCTGGCCTTGCCGCGTATGACCAACGTATCGGGTGGACCAGACGCCTCAATGTCATCAACGGTGTATAGACCCAGTCGGGTCAGCCGATGCCCTTCGTAACCGAGGTATATCTCAATGTCCGCACCACGCGCAGGCAATGAGACGGCCCGATCCCTGTCGTCGATGCGCAGCTCAAACTCATCTGACTCCATGCCAGGCTTGTCGCTTGTACGTAGCAGCAACAAACGGTCGTTGATCAACGCCGTAATGTCGTTGCTGTCCGCAACGATTCGGAATACAGGCTTCATGAGACCTTCTTAATAGCCATGGCAAGGCATGACGGACTCACCAGAATCCGCCGCCGAGTGTTGATAAAAGTTGGATATGAACCGGCTGCCAGCTAGCCCCACAGCTGTATCACTTCCTCGGTCTGGGTAAGCAGATCCGGTACAGCACAAGAAGCGCTCATGGACATGTACGACTACGTTCCCCAACCCAAAGAAGCTGGGGCATGAAGGACCACAGCCAGAATCCGCTACGTCTGATGCCAGCACCGGAAGCGGCCACCGTGGAGCTGCTGTATCGGACCTTCGGAGATGTACTCATCCCCCTAGACAAGCTGCGCGAGCAGTACTTCCGAAACCTCAATGAACGGTCGTTTGTTGCAGAGATTGAGAGCGGGCGAATCCCGCTCCCGATCACCACCTTGGACACGAGCCGCAAAGCACCGAAGTTCGCGCACATTCGGCATGTCGCAGCTTTGATCGACATCCGCGCATACAAGGCCGATGAAGAGATGGGCAATTCTCAAACTGAATCAGATTCACCGACCTAACCAAAACGACTGCCACCACCAGCCGAGCCACCCCACCAGGAGCACACCACATGACTACGATTCAAATCTGCGTGTTGATCGGACTCATCATTTCCGCCGGCCTGCTTTTATGGTTTGGCTACATGATGGGCCGTAGCGACGGCATCAAAGTTGGTATCACGAACGGCGAACAAGTACCGCGCGAACAAGACGTTCTGGCGATCCATGAGCTTGAAGCATCATTGAGGCTGATCCGCACAGACAATGAGCAATTGGCGCGACACTGCGAAAGACTCCAGCGAGGTATGGCGTTTGGTGCGCAAGAACGAGACGCGCTGAACGATATAGCCGAGAAACTGAGAATCGCGGCAGAGACTTTCAGCGCGTTTCGTACCGGCAAAAAACTGGAACGCGATTGTCTGGCGCTACGGCAGCAGGCGTTGCAAATGGCTGAAGCGCTCGGCGTATCAGACCAGCAGGTGAACGCAGCATGAACAGATCTATCCCCCTGCTGCGGCTCAGCCCGCAAGCTGCTGGCGACCTCCATCAGCAGCACACCAAAGCCATTGCCGAACTACGCGCTACGGTTCGCTTCAACAAAGAGCTAAACAATCGACTCAAGTCGATAATTGGACCTGATGCTTTACGCACCTTGCGCAAGGACACCGAGAACGCACTGCTGCTTGCCGATCTGGTCGAGGAGAATCATCAGGCGCAAGTGCTTTACGTCGTCGGCACAAAACGAGAAGCGTCCGATGAGTCAACTTGCACTCAAGCATCGGAGGAAAGCGGCAGTGATCGTTCACAGACTGACGTCCAGGCTCAAGCCGCTTTCCTCCGCAACATTAGTTGGAGCAACACTCAAAAAACAAACAGTCTCTGCTGCACAGCAGCAGGCATTACTGCTTTTCCCAGCAGCAACACCGAAGCGCCTGTACCCCACAAAAAGCTGCGCGAGGCAGCCCCTAATGATGCAACGCTAATCGCTCAAAATCGCCCGCCCGCGCAGCCTGTGGTGGGGGGGAAGGCCCTTTCGCAGATCTGTGACAGACCGTTCCAATCTGAGTGCCCCGTGAAAGAGCTGTACCGTTTCCCCAGCGATCATGAACCCAGCCTCTCGCATACAGGACTGAGATGTACGAAGTGTGGCCTGCAGGACAGCGCGACGGTCGCGAATGAGGTGAAACCATGAGCCGCACGGGAACCGGTATAAAACAGTGGGTTGGAGTAGTTCAGATTAACGGGGTGAACGCGTGAATACCCTATTCCTGTTGATGGCCCAGTATGAAGGGCGAGCAGTCATACCATTGGACTGGGTGTGCTCCGACTATATGCATTTAACAGTCGAAAAATTCAAACGTAAAAGACTTGATGGCGAAATTGACATTCCGGTGGTACGCCTAGAGGGTGTAGACAAAATAAATTAAACTTTCACTCCCTTGTCTGAATAGCCCTCAAGCCATGCCTAAAACCGGACGTCCTCGCTCGATTGCCGCCGAGCACTATCCCGTGCTGGTGAAACTCGCTCATGCACAGCCCTATTCCAGCCAGGCCGAATTGGCGCTCGTATTCTTCGCCGAAACCGGTATCACTGCGCATCCCGACACCT